TGTTGTTTAGTTGATGGGTGAATATATTTGGGATGTTGTAATCCATTGCCCCTGCTGGATATAGATTTGTCCGTTTTCGTCCCGGTGCAGGCGTAAGGCGTGGTCAGTGTCGCAGGCCAACGCTGTCCAGGAATCGCTGATCATGGCTCCGTCCCCGCCGCCGGTCGTGTTGGACGTATCTACCACCAAATCAAGCTGGGTGCCTAATAACCCCAAGGCAATCGTTGTTCCGTCCGGCAAGGTGTGTGGCTCCTTAACATAATCCAGCACAACATACTTCCCATTTTTCCGCAAAGGGGCGCGAAAACTCAATTCTTCCGCGTCGCCTCCAGGAGTGACCACGAGGGACAATACCCCCGCCGTAGCATTGGACAATCCCACGGAAGCCCCTCCACCTAAATCATGAACGCTGGTATCTACCGTTAAATCAAGTTCCCCCTTCAATCCCTCAGGAGAGACGGACAAGTTTACAGGCCATTTCCCCGGCTTGGGAGAATCTGCCTCCGTTGAATCAATCTTGACCTGTAAAATCTGCGTATCAATGTCATTCCCGTTCTGATCCTTGTCCTTTTTCCATTCCAGGCCATCCCCAGGTTCCACTTTTTGGGCGGACAAAGACAGTTTTCCTTCTTCATCCTTAATGTTGACCGAACCGTCAGAAGAACATAACAGTTTCAGCTTGTAAGGTTCTCCCTTGTTTTCGCCTTGCCCTCCCTGATCCCCTCCATTATCGCCTCCCTGATTTCCTTCGGAGTTCCCGCCGTCTTCCTTTTCTTCGTAAATCAAAGAGCATTGTCCGCTGGATGGCTCTTTCGCGTCCTCAATCAGAGCTGCGATCATCTGCTCCCTTTCATTTTCCGTCTCTATAATCTCTATCCCCTTACCGGCTTTCAACCTCAATTCATCAGGGGCAACCCCGCAATAAACCGCTCCCAGGGCATACTGTTTTACCGACACCAGACACGGCAAATTACCATCCTCCTGCAAGGGTTCTTCAAGCTTCTCCACCTTCGCCAAAAGGAAGCAATAAGTGAATTCCTCTTCGGCTTCATCATCATCCGGTTCCGCTACATACTGGAGCGGCTTGGAAGAGCCTTTCGTCTCCTTCAGTTCGGCACTTTTAATGACGCCGTCGCCTGTGCATTTCACTTCCAGCCAGATTTCCCCCTCTTCTTTAGGAGCCACCTCCCAGGAACCTTCGCCGCGTTGCGCCAGTTGCCCGGCTATATAAATATCGCCCTTCTTCACATAGGCTTTTTCCGGGGAGCCTTGAGCATCCGTACTAACAACCACTCTCCACCCCTCGCTAAAGGATGCTGCGGCGTAGGTAATGCATCCGGTCAAAAACGGGGTGTAGGTGATGTCGTCCGCGCTGGACCCGGAGGATTGAGCGGCGGACACGAACTCGCCCAGCGTCAGCCTGGCGGAGCGTCCGCCGGGCGGGGTTTCCTCCGTTGAAATGCGGGCCGCCGTGATGCAGTCGTGGCTGTTGTCGCCCCACACCAGGTCCAGAAACACTTTTTTCCCGGCCTCCGCCTCAAGGGCGGGATAAGGGACAGAATCCATCTTGTCGGCTCCCATTTTGGGGACGATGATCCGCGCCCCGCCCGCGTGGACTTCCAGCACGCGGCCTGGGTTGAAATAGGCTTTCCAGGTCCCCCCCGTCTTGACCAGGGAGCGGAGGGAAAAACCGCCCTTATCCGCCGCATACCGTCCGCCCGTCCAGCGGCTGGCCGCCGGGACGGAAGGAAGCATCGTCTGAAAATCGGATGACCTGTTGAGCGCGTCCTGGATGGCCTCAACGCTGTTATTCCAGTTTTCGGCGGTTAAGACCGCCCCCTTGCTTTTTTTGGGGAGGTTGTACATGCTCTTATTTATAAATTTCCTGGTCCCACTCCCCGCCAATATAGGTAACTTGCGTGACGGTTCGGCCATTGCGGCGCGTCAGGCCGCCTCCGGCGCAAAGCCAGACTTGCCCGTCCGGCAAGCTGGGCAATCCGGCACGGCTGCCAATCTTGCCGGAATCGGAAATATCCACCTTGCCGGGGATAGTCAGGCGGCATTGGGTATAGGCCGCCTTGTAATGGGTCTGACCCCGAAGAATTTTAGAAAGCAGGGATGGCGGCACTTTGCCGTTGAGCTTGTCCGTCAGGGAAACGCCCTGTTCGTCGGCGAGCTGCCCGCCCATCAGGGCGCACAGGTCTTTCAGGGTGGCGTTGTCCAGGGCGTCCACCTGGGATTTGTAAAGCTTGCATTGAGTGATCGGCTCGTCCACCAGGGAAACGGTTATTTCGCACTCCCGCCCGTCAAATTCATAGGTGGGGCCTTCCGGGTCATCGGGGTTGTCCGGGTCGTCGTCATCCTCGTCCCTGTCTTTGGAACAGGTCAGGGTGATGAGGTCAACCTTGTTGCTCTCATGAGTTTCAATGCTGATTTCCGTCAGGGGCAATCCGTACTCGGTGGAGTGAATTTTAGGGACCAGGCCGCGGCCCTCCCCCTGGGGGCACATGAAAAACAAGGTAAGCGTCTTATTGCTGTAAGTCTCCCGGTATTGGGAGGGTTTCCACCAGGAGAGCACGCCTGACGGGAGATTGCCTAAAATATCATTATCCATTATCCTAAAATAGCCAGAGATCCGTTCTGTTTTTGAAGTAGCTTGTTAAGCAGCTCGTTTGTTTTCTTTTGTTCGGCCAGCTGTTTTTGCGGGACGTTTTCGGCGGAAAGCATCATGCGGCCATATCCGCCGCCGCCCACCTTGGCCAGGGACCCGGCCAGCACGGTTTCCCAGTTGACCTTGATTTTCGGCGTGTCGTCCTCGGTCTTTTGACGCCTGGGCTTACTCTTGGAGGCGTCCTCTTTTTCCTTCGCGGCGCGTTCCTTGTCCTGGGCGGCCAGGGATGCCGTAATTTTTTCAGAGGCGGCGGAAATTTCGGCGCGCACACCGGACGTGTCCAACACGTCCGCCGCCTCCGAAAACCCGGAAGAAAAGGCGTCTTGAAGGGCGGAAAAATCGTCGGATATTCGGCCAAGTATGCGGTCGCCATAGGCGTCAATAAGCCGCTGACCTGCATTTCCGACATTGTCCACACCTACAGACGCGCGGCGGCGGGCATCATCGGATAAACCGTGCATCCATCGCGCTTGCTCTTCCAGGCCGGGAATCAAATCCATTATTTTGGCGACAAGCTTCGACAACAAAGCAGCTATTCCGGCAATAGCTGCCTGCATTACATTTAGAAAAGCAAGACCAACATTTTGCCAGAACTCCGCATCCGTCAGAATATCCAAGACCATGATTCCGGTCTTGAACCCATTGACGAGGAATCGGGGGATAGCCTCAAAAACTCCCATCAGCACCCGCCACAGGAAATTCACGCTCTCCTGGAACGCCAGGGTCAAACCCAGTTTAGCCAGGTTCCAAGCTTCCCCCTGCCGGAAAGCCTCAATCATAAACCGCATGGCATAGGCGATCGTTTCACCTATTTCCCGTGCCTTTGCGGCCATGCTCTCAAGAGAGCCGATTCCCTCGTCCAGCAGGGGCTTGAGGGCGTCCATGATGGGCTTGCCGAATTCGGCCCGGACTTGCGCCCAGTTGTCGCTCAATGTTGAAATTTTCCCGGACCAGGTCTGGGACTGCAATTCCATGCCGCCGGAAAAACGGGCCAGTTCCTCCGCCGCCACCTGCCAGACTTCCGAACCTTTCTTTCCTTCCGCCTGTAGCTTTTCGAGCTTGGCGCGGACGTCAGGAGAGATAGCTCCTAACTCCTGCAAACGCTGCATGGCCTCCCCCACGGGCCGCCCGCTGTCCAGCCCGGAATAAAGGCGGCCTATCGTGACGGCCATTTCCTCGATGGGGGTGTTTTGGGCGGAGGCGGCGTCGCCCACCAGGCGGAGGCCGTCCCCGGTGGACAAGGCCCCATCGGTGAGGGATTCCAGCGTCCGGGACGCGGCGGCAATCCCCGGAAGCTGGAAAGGCGTGTGGGCGGCAAAATCGGCCAATTCCGCCATGCGTTCCCTGGCGGCCTTGGCAGAACCCAGCAAGGGAACGAAGGCCGTTTCCATCGTTTCCCGGTTGGCGGCCTCTCCTACGGCGGCCCGCGCCTCACGGAACGCCGTGCTGACGCCCTTGACGGCCAGAGCCGCCCCGGCGACGGAGGCGGCAACCATCATCATCTGAGGCCGGACCAGGGAGGAAAACCCGGACACGGCGGACTGGGCCTCCCCCAGGCCGCGCTGGAATCCGGCGTTATCCAGGTCCAGCTGGTAAGATATGCCGTTAGCCATTTAGATTTTTCAGTAGCTGAATTTCAAGGAAGGACAGACCGCCGCTCTCCACGCCGTTGCGCTCGGCAATGGCGGCCCTCAAACACAGGGCGCGGGCCACGGGGAGATCCAGGACGGCGTCAAGTGTCCATCCGTACTCGGAACAAAGCAAATCGACCAGGGAAAGCCACCAGCCGCACCCCTTGCAAGTCACGGATGCCGCGGCGTCCCCGTCCCCGGCTTTTTTCCGGCGGCGTCCTCCATCGGCAAAAATGTCCGCTTGAGCATGTCGGCAATGCCCGCCAGGCACTTGACGAGGTGAGCGGGCGGGAAAGTATCTGCCCACGCGGAAAACGCCTTGTCAAAATCGCCGGAATCCAGGGCGGCAAGGAAGGACGCCCTCTCGGCAACCAGCCAGCAAACCACGCTCATATCGCGGAACGAGGGTTTTTCTCCGGTGGCGAAAAAAGTAACTCCCGCCTGCTCCAATAAGAGAATATCGCGGAGGGAAAGAGACTTGGAAGAAGAAAAAGCCTCCCGGACAACGTCAGGGATAAGTGCGGCGGTTGTGTTTGCAATATCAGATTTAGCCATGCCCCGGACTATGGCACAAAACAGGCCGCGGCTTTCATACCGCGGCCAGGATGCAAACTAAAGCCGGATGAAGTACTTGAAAAACGCCACGGCGGCGGGATCCGTGAGGATAAAAACCGGGTAGTCATAAACCGTAAATATCCTGCGGCCTTTGGTCTCCGCATGGACGGCCTCAACGGTCAAAGACACCGCATCAATCATTGTATAGGCACCATCCTCCGCAAGGGTCAGGACATCTTTTCCCAGCCTTGCCCACACCTGCACCGCCTGCCAGTCCTCACCCAATCCCACCAGCGCAGCAACTACCGCCTGCATGGCCGGGGCATGGTCCGCGGGTATATCGGCAGGAGTGTAGCGCGCCGGAGGTCTATATCCGCCCTTGTCCTGATAAATGGCCGTCAGGGTGAATTCCTGCCAGTTGCCGGGCTGCGGGAACTGAATTTGTATTTCTTCATTCATGATTCTTCAATGGGGGTGTTAATATCCACAAAATCCGCCGTTTCCTCGGATTCAATAGCATTGACGGCCATTGCTTCCAATGCGTGATAGGTTGGATTGGTAAATCCATTGGCATAAAGGTGCCGGGTGCCTGTGCCCACGTCGGCTGAAAGGGCGTATGTTTTCTCATTGCGTGCGTCAATAATCAGGGTGCTTACGCCTGTTCCTGCCTCGAAATTGATGAAGCCGCGGAGAGAAGCTATCTTGAACAGGGTATTGGTACTGCCGCCTCCCAGCTCCATATAAAGAGCCGCCTTTTCCTCCCGCTCTTCTATACTCGGTGGCCCGCTCTGCATGAAAATAAGCCTGTTCAGCCCGTTTGGCATCAGCTCATTATGGCCTACCGGAAGAAATACGGTTGTCGTCTTCACCTGCCAGTGTCCAACGGACTTTACATAAAAAATTTCCCTTACTCTGATTTCATACCCCTTGCGGACAGTATCGTAAGGAGTATTGATGGTAACATCGACGATTTCCCCATAGTTGACGGCCAGATTATCACCCGGAATCATGGAATAAGAATCCATCGTCAACCCGGTTCTGTTGGTTTTTGAGCCGCGGCCTATGCCAAAAGTAAATTTAGCGAAGGCTGTCGCGTTGACCGCAAGGGAAAATCCGCACACGGAACTGTAATTAAATTGACCGTTAGGCCCTATCAGGGGAATAACCGCTGACCCGTACGCATTGGACCCGGCAGAAGCTGCGCCCACCGAAAAACGCTGCGTCAACCCGGCAAGAGTACCGTTGGAAGATTTAGAAATGGAACCCGCGACTGTGATCGAACTGGAATTAAGGTATATTGGCTGAACCAACGCCTGTACGGCTCCTGCCAGCCCCATAGCATAAAGACAGTTGACCGCTGACGTATCGGTCGGTGCCCCCACGGCAAGAGGGATGTTGACGCCGCCGTTGGCGTTGACGGTCCCCGCCGCCGTCAGACCTCCGGGAATCGTCATGTTGCCGGATGCATCCACTTGAGGGATGGCCGCCAGAGCCTGCTGGGCTTCTGTGGCGGAGTTGGCCGCGCTGGTGGCAGAGGTCGCGGCATTCGTCGCGGCCGTATTGATGCGCCCCTCCGCCTGATCTATAGCCTCTTTAGCGGTTTCGGCGCGCTGGACAAGTGGCGTGATCGTCCCTTGCGCTTCCTCCTCCGCCTCCTGAACGGCGGAAACGGCGTCCGCCTGCGCTCCGGCAATCTTGTCCGTAGCGGTTTTTTGCGCCCTGCCTACGGCAAGAACGGCATCGGCCTGTTTGTCCCGGATAGCAGCCAGAGCGTCCTCTTTGACCGCGTGGACGTCCTGTTTTGCTTCGCTGACCGTTTCCGGCCAGGCGTCGGCCAGCGACTCCATGCTCTCCTGGGCCTTGAGGGCGTGAGCATAGGCCCACCACGCCAGGTCAACGGAATCCACGCTCACGGTCACGGCGTCGCTCAAACGGACAAAATAGCGGTGCGTGGACGGGTTACCCTCCGCCCTGGGGTCAACTTTGTCGGTCACGGTCATCAGGCCGCGGAGGATGCGCTCTCTTGGCGTTTCCGGGGAGGTCTGCAACCAGCCTTCCCACGGGAACATGCCCAGGTCCTGGCCCGGCACGCGGACCCGGACAAGCCCCTCCGCCGCATCCGCGGCGTCCACGGCCAGCGGCACGGACGCGTCGCCAGCTTTCAGGGCAAAATCCAGGGCGGCCCCGGACAGGTCCAGCGGGACGCCCGCGGCGTCCTGTACCAGCAGGACCAGGTCGCAGGCCGCGCCCCAGGCCAGGTCAACATTGATAACGGCGGGTTTCATGGGGTTATTCGATGGGGTTATTCGGACAGGGATTCTTCCGCCGGGGCCAGGTCGATATGAGGCCACCACGTCAATTCAATGGAGAATTTCGCGGCGTCGTTCAGGGAGGCGGTTTCCTCCGCGGAAGTCACCAGGTAATATTTCCCCTGATACTGGACCGCGTCCCCCATGTCCGGCCTGGGCAGGGTCGCCACCTTCTGGCCTTTCGGGGCGGCGCGCAGGACTTCCAGCGTCAAGACCTCCTTGCGCTGGCTCAACACGATAGTGCCGATTTCCCCGTCCTGGTCGTTAAATTCGGCGATGGTCTGGCTGGGCTTGGTCTTGATGGACGTGAGCACGCCCCACGGAACGGTCGCGCCGGAGGGGATGCCGTAGTCGATGTCGTTGCCCTTGATGATGTACTTGTTTTGCGTCGTCATGTTTTTTTGTTGTTAGAATTCGTTTTCGAGACAGGTCACGTCAATGGTCATTGACCAGACCGCGCGGCCCGGCGCGTCTTCCCAGACAATAGGCAGGGGGGCCGCCTGGCGCGGCTTGCAGATAATCCGCCCGGCGTACCCCAGGGCGGACCAGGTCAGCACCCGCAGGACGTCGTCCGTCATGCGGTTGGCCGTGTCCATGTCGCCCCCCGGCTGGCCGGGAGCCGCCGCGGAAATGAATAAGGTAACTTCGCGCGTCAGGACGGCCTTGACGGGATAGCCTCCCTGCACGTCATGCTCCATGTTGACCGCGCCGGGCAGGCAGAAAATGACCCGTTGAGGGTATTCCCGGAGGGCGTCCAGGGCGGCGTCATAAGTGGTCACATTGGGAGCCGCGACGTCGTCCGCAATGCCTGCTTGTTCCAATTCCGCGACGAGGGCGCGGAGAAGCCATTGAGTATCGGTGATCATCTGATTTTTTTTCTTGAGCCGTAGGCCAGCGGTCCACGGGCGGATTGTTCGGAATCGGAGGAAAAACGGAACGTGCCGCCCCTCACGTCCTGCAATTCCTTCAGGGCCTGGTCGTAGGCGGTCCGCTGGTCGTCCGTCGTCTTGTGGAGAATTTTCGCCAGGTAAAACACGCAAATGTCCCGCGCCCAGCCGCTCATGAGCGGACCCGGAACGGCGCGGCCCCGGCAATAGGCGTCCACCCTGGCGCAGGAGGTCAGGATGGCTTCCGTTACCGGGTCCTCCCCCGCGGGGGCCTGCCTGCGGATGTCCTCAAGCTGGGAGGCCGTCAAGGCCCCCAGGAGGGCGGATTCTGTGAGGATGCAGTTCATTTTTTTCTAAGCCCGGCGCGGCGGCTAACCGCGCCGGGAATGGTGGTGGCAGGTGAGGGTTAAGACCCGGAGGCCGCCGGGATGGCGGGCATCAGGACCAGGGCGTCCTTGAGGCCGACCGCGGCTCCGTAGTAGCATTCAAACGTCAGAAAATGCTTGCCCGCGCCGGAAGCGTAATGGCGGCGGTAGGACATGGTGATGCCCGTGTCCGGGTCCGTGACGGTGCGCTGGTCCAAATACCCCTTGGGGTCGGACAGGACCACCGCCCGCGTCGCGACGGCCAGCGCGGCGGGATGGACGATAAAGCCGTTGGGAGCGGCGGAACTGGCCGGAAGAACGGTTGATTCCACCAAATCAAACCCCAGCAGGCGGGGAATGACGCCGTCGCGGACGTACTCCGTCCCGCCGTAGGCCAGCGCGGACGCCACCTGCACGGCGGAATCCTCGGCCAGGGCCGTATAAGCGGAAGGCGAGGGGAAATAGACGCGGTTAGTCAGAGGTACTTTCAATTCTCCGAATTTGGCGCGAGCCAGGGTCAGCAGCTGCATCATGGTCATGCCCGCGGTCGCCGCCAGCGTGGCGGGATAGTTCGCCTTGGTGATTTTGGCGAACACTCCCTCAATAACTTTTGTCGCGACGGCGGCCCCCATTTGCCCGGCAAAAATGTTCAGGCTGGCGGCGGAAGATTCCATGAACTGGCGGTCGGTCAGACCTACGGTAGCCTTGGCGTAGCCATTCAAAACGACCTCCACGGCCCCCAGGGTTCCGGTCTCCTTTTCGTAGGCGTTTTCTTCATCGGAAGCGGTCAAAGAACCAATTAAGGGGACTTTCAGACTTGCCCCTTTGTTGACGGCTTCTTTGGAGTAGTCGGTGGAGAATTTCCCCAGGGGGGCCAGGGAATTCTTGAACGCCTCCAATCCCTTGGACACGATAATATCGTCGTTTAACTTGGTATCAATTGTTGTTGGCATCTTATTATATATAGTGTGTGGTGATGATTGGCGGGAGGGATTAGCCGCGGGCGGCAATCAGCTCTTTTTCGTGTTCACGGAAAAAGGCGAGGCGTTCCGCCGGGTCGGTGATGGCGGCATGCTGGGCAAGCAGGGCTTTCCCGGTTTTTGCCCCGTCCCCCTTGTTGTTCTGGGCCGTGTAGGCCTGGCGGAATGCGGGATTGACAGGCAGGGAGGCGAGCAGTTCCTTCGCCGCCGGGTTTTTCAGGATGTTTTCTTTCCAGGAGGCTTTGAGGTCCGGGGCGATTTTCCCGGCGGCGCAGGCGGCTTCCACGGCGGCGTCCGCGTCCTTTTCCTGCATGGCGGCAACGGTCTTTTGCAAGTCTTCCAACTGCTTTTTCAGGGCCGCGTTTTCGTCTCGCAGGGCTTTAATTTCTTCTTCTGTCATGGTGTTTTGGTCTTGATTATTGTGTTGTTTTTCGCCTCCCTCCGTCGTGGCGGAGGCGGAAAGGTGTTGAATTGAGCGGAAGGCGGCCCGGTTGACCAGGCCGCCCATGTTGGCGGGCGCGCCCGTGATGTGGTAGCGGCCCTCGGCGTCCGGCTCGTCAGAAACGTAAAAACCGGGAGAAAAACGCTTGAGGGATTTGCCCTTCTTGGCGCGGCCCTCGTCCGTCCAGTCCACGACGGCCCGGATGCCTCCTTTCTTGGGGTCGTCCCCGCCCCAGTACACCCGCAAAACCCAGGAGGACGCCTCCTGGTCGGCGTGGCAAAAATCCGTGAACGGCGCGTCGCCGCGCCCGGCGTCAAATTCCGCCTGATACCGCGCCCGCGCTTCCTCGACGGCCTTGGCGGCGGCCTCGTCCACCAGGACGGTTATCTTTTTAACCTCTCCGTCCGGGGTGGAAGGCTCAATCTCGTGAACGCCGGGCGGCATCCATTGGATGTCGTCCCCGTCCTCGTCCGTCAGGGCGGACCCGGAAAAACTGGCAAGTAATATCATGACCGCATGATGGCATAAAAAAGGCCGCGGCTTTCTCGGCGCGGCCAGGATGCGAACTAGGAGCCGTTCCGGCGCAGGAAGATGCGCGCCGCCCTGGTGACGGCTTGCCGGACCCGGTCCTCCTGGGGCAGGGCTTGCGGGTCCCTGGGGATGCGGACGCCTTTTTTAAGTACGTAGTACATTTTTTCCCCCAGGGCCAGCCCCACCGGGCGTCCTCCGCTCCACACGGGCCGGAGGTCGGAAAAGACGCGGGGGCTTTTACCGTGGGCCTCCGCCGCAACCGGGATGGCGAGCATTTTCGCCTTTTTGGGCGTGACATGCCCGCCGTACACGTGAATCGCCGCGTGGGGATGGTTGATGCGGACCAGGACGCCGGACCCGTTGACGACGGGAGCGGAACACGAGTTGGCGACGGCCAGCCAGAAATTGGTCCGCGTACCCCCTAGTCGGTTCGGCGTGGCATTTTTGAAGCGGAAATGACTAATCAGGGCGTTCCTCATGGCCACGCCCATTACTTTTTTCAGGGCGGGGGACCGGGACGCCAGCCGGGCGAGGTCCGGCGTGACGGAATCCGCTTTCAGGGTCAGATTAACGCTCATGTGTTGATTTACTGACGTGAGGGGCTTGACATTTGCCAATCGCGGCGGCGGTCCCCATGCCGTCCTCCAGGTATTCCGCCAGGGCGGCGGAACGGGACATTCTCCAATCGCTCCAGGCGGCCCCCCGCCTTATCATCATTGACGAGGCCAACCATTTCAACCGGGCGACTATTAACTTTCTGAAAACCGTTCTCAACCTGACCCGGTGCGGGCTGGTCCTGCTGACCCTCCCGCACCACATGGCCCGGATGTCATCGGACAGCCGGGAGGAATTCCCACAACTTCTCCGGCGGAGCATCGCTATTATCCACATTCCCAGCATTACCGGGGAGGAAGTGGCCGCCATCCGGCGCGGACTGTATCCCCAGGTGGATCTGCCCAATGCGGCCCCCCTCTGCGCTCTGGCCAACCAGTTTCACAACCTGGACACGGTCCGCCGCGTCCTGGACGAGATTGACGCCGGACAAACCCCGGAGGCCGCCGTCAAAGCGGTCCGCCGCCAGATTCAACCCATCAGCCCCGCACGCTCATGACCGCCCCCGCCACCGTCGAACAGGAAACGGCAACCCAGTTTATCAGCATGTTCCTTGCTTCTTACGATTTGCCGTTCCAAATCCTCTCCCCGACTCCCTATCCCGGAAAAATCGGCCTCCGACTGGACCCGGAAGACCAGTATTGCCTGGTGGACGCCGTCCGCTTTTGCGACTGGGTCCGGCAACGCCATCCGTCCCTGGAACAACTCCGGGCCGCCCTCGATAAGAAACGCCGGATGAAATACGGAAGGGAGGGAAAATAACATGGCCGCGTTGCTGGATCCAATGCCCTTCTGGCAAGCCCTCTCCTATCTTGAGGGGAAGGAGGCCGTCGCCTCCGCCATGACGACGGCGGAATGGCAACGCATACCCGTTGCCGTCCGGGTCAAATCATTGTTTTCCGCAACGCTCACGTCCGCCAAGGCCGCCCAGGAAATCACGGACTATTTGACCGGGTTTGTCCGCGGGGAGAAGGCCGTCAATGACAAGGGCAAGGAGTACCACGTTTACCAGGGCCGGGCGGAGTTCGTCGCCAACATGCGGGAGCGCATGCTGGAAGAGGGCTTCGGCAAGGTCCTCCACGACGGCACGCTGGACCCGGAAATTCACGACAACGACCTCCGGGACCTGCGCGGATGCCGCCGCCTGCAACTCATTTTTGACACGCAGACGGAGCAGGCCGCCTCCTTTGCCCAATGGCAGGAGGGCCAGGACCCGGACGTGCTGGACGTGTATCCCTGCCAACGTTTCATCCGCGTCCGTCCGGTCCATACTCCGCGCCCGTACCATGATGCCGCTATTGGCGAGGTCAGGCGCAAGGACGACCTGGCGTTCTGGATTGGCCTCAACCGGGACTTTCGCCTTCCGTGGGGGCCGTGGGGCTTCAATTCCGGGTGCGGCGTGGAGGATGTGGACCGGGACGAGGCGGAGGCCCAGGGCGTCATCAAGCCCACGGACAAAGTGCGGCCCATCAAAAAAGACTTCCTTGACGGCCTGGAGGAATCCGTCCGCGGGCTGGACGACAAGACCCGGAGATGGATTCAGGCGCAAATGGAAAACAGGGTCCGCTTCCTGGGAGATACCGCCGTTTACCAACCGGACAAGCCGCGCCCCGCGGCCCCGGCATCGGCCCCCAGCCGTCCCGCCAAAACCCCCGCCCAAATCGACGCGCAGAAAAAGCGCATTGCCGACACGATAGCCGCACGCAACGTCCGCCAGCAGGACCAGCGAAAACAGATAGCAAAGCAACAATGGGAGGCCTACCTGAAACGCCGGGATGCCGCTTTAGCCGGGTTGCTCCAGGCCCTCCGGGAATCGGAGGCGCGTTATCATGCCACCCGCTCTCTGGACGACTGGAACGCCTACAAAATGGCGGCGGACGCCTACAACAAAGCGCGCCGTTCCTGGTTGCCCGGCGGCAAACTCTTTAAGGACGCAAGGCGCGCTATTGACAAAGCCCTGTTGCCGTCATGGCGGGCAACGTACCGCGATTCCCTCCGTTTTCTGGCTATGGACGGGGCCGTTGTGCCGCTGGATAAGCGGGGGACGCTCCTTCCGCATGCCGTCAGGATTGACAGTCATTCCCGCATCAGCGCGGACAAGCCCCGCAAACTGTCTCCCAATGTCCGGGACGGCCTTGACCTGGCCGCGGCTCTCGTCTCTCCTTCCAAGCTTCCCGCCTCGCTTGGCGTCCAGGTCATTAAAGGGGGAGGCAAAGAACGGGCCTTTGCCCTCCCCGGCGTGATGAAAGTATCAGACACGTCCGCGCCTGCCATTATCGCCCACGAACTGGCGCACGTCATCGAGTTCTCGCGCCCGGACATCCTCCGCAAGTCCGCGGCGTTCCTCCATGACCGCGGCCAGGGAGAGCAGCCCAAAAGTCTAAAATCCCTGTTCCCTCAGTCAAGATATTCCCCCCTGGAAAAAACATTTGAGGACGACTGGGCCAGGCGCGGCGGCAATGCCTATACGGGCAAGCTCTATATCCGGGGATATTTCCCCGGCATGGGCAAAGACCTGTTCACGGAAAAAACGTCCTCAACGGAAATTCTTTCCATGGGAATTCAGCGCATGCTGGAATCTCCCGTTGACTTCCAGCGTCAGGACCCCGAATTTTATAATTTCATTAAATCCCAGTTATCATGATTTTAACCCGTTCCGAACTTGCCAAAATGGACGAACTTTTTGACGCGCAGGAATTGCCTGACACGTTCCCGGACGAACTGGAATTTTCCTTCCTGGAAGTCCTGGCCCCGACAATGACCCTGCAGGACTATCTCGCCATGCCGGAACAGGAGCGGCGGAAATGGTGGATCAATGCCGTCCCTGACAGCGTTTTTCCCCTGGACGTCCCGGACCAGGAAACGGGGGAACCCCTCTTTATGACCGGGTTTTACTTTGAACCTGTATGCCCCGGAATCCTTGACCGCGTCTATTAAAACTATGAACAAAGCAAAGCAACTCATCCTTCCTATTTCCTACCCGGACAGCGGACGCTGGTATGCTCCTGTCCGGAAAATCAAAATCGATGAACGGACATACGCCTTGAGAATGGGGGAACCTGTCCAGCTGGGGACCGTCAAAGAGATTGAAAAAGAATTCCGGGTGGGCCGCCGCGTCCTGGCCCGCCTGGCGGACATTGGCGTCATTGAGCGGGTGCGCCCGTCTCCTTTTCAATCTATGTACTACTTTGCG